ACTATTATAAAATTGTTCTGTCTCTAAAACATTATACTCAAATTGATATTTGGCTTCGAAATATGACATCTCACCTTTCGAAGAGCAGAATCTAAGAATCTCTCTTCTGAATTGATCTTGGCCGAATATGTTTACGTGATGATTTAGCTCTTCATTAGATCCAAAGTAGTCTTTCCAATCAGACTCTACTTTGTATTTCTTTTTCTTACCTTTGAGCTGTTTTGTCTTTGAGAAATAAAAATTCTTCTTACCGATATATTTTCTTTCGGTGCGAAGATTGGTAATCATATAGACAAACCCAATATAATTACCAATATCTTCTACAATCTCACCTTTATAAATCCATGACATCCCGAATCTCCTTCGGGATATTTAGTCCTCTTCGTATTCTTCTACTTCATCTTCTTCGTAATAACCTAGCAATTCACAGATTGATTCAATAAATTCTAAAGAATTTTCGGCCACCTGGTCTGTTTGGTATATATCTTCTTCACAACCAATTTGGTTTTCTTTAATAAATTCCCTACAAAGATCGAATAATTCTGCGTCTATCTTCATTTATTAATCCTTTTTATTGTTTTATACTGGACTCCATTTACCCATTGGGCAACTTGAATTAATAATGTGAGTTTTGAGAGGCATATAACACCAACATAATTTACAATATTTCCATCGATGTAGATGTTCGCACGCCTCGCAAATCTCTATTCTTTTATTTCTATCTTCTTGAGAAGCTAAGAATTGTTTTTCTATTTTATTAACATTCTTAGTTTCCCATTTTTCATCTATCATATTTCGCAATTACCCGAAGTACATGCTAGTGTCTGAACGCCCTCAACATTATCATCCATCTCAACAAGAGCATCCCAATCAACTTTGGTTGGAATATTTTTATTTAGATCTTCGTAATCGGCTTCGGTAATGGTTTCATATGGAGCCTGACGATAAGTTCCACCATCATAAGGTAGGAACGAAACACCTGACATTTCATCAAAGTGATCATAAACCCAAGCACCAACACGTGGCCATTCGTCTTCAGTCACATTAATAGTAACAGATGGCTTATGCTCACACCAATGACGCTGATACTTCAACCAAAGTTCTAGATGATCAATAGCTGACACATGCTCTCTTGTGATTGAAGAATCAGGCAATCTCATTGGGAAACTAAACACAGTAGTAGAATGAGGTTTAGTAACGTCTGGCTCATGAGGAACGCCAGCATCAATAAGATGCTTTGTAAGGGGATCCTTGTTGTCGCTACGAACACGGCGGATATAGTGCCTATCATGACCTGGATGAATACCAGAAGGACTAAGGACCAATTGACTGACTGTTCCACTTGGCTTAACGCAAGTAATGGCGACTGATTGATTAATACCAAGTTTCTCACTCCATTCCTTATTTGTATCAATAGCAACCTGACGAAGACGTTCTAGACGAGCAGGTAGCTCTGGATCATTATAATCATTCATCAACGGGCAATCATAAATGCCAGTAAATGAAACACCAAGTAGTCTTTCTTCTTCTGTATTCTTCTGCCAAATCTTACGTAGATATGGGAAGTATGTCATTGTTGACTGGAAAGTACCAAGTATACTTGCAACTTTAATCTTTCTAGCAAGTGTTTTCTCAGTATCAGACTCTCGTATAACGACTTCTGTAAGGTTACAGAATTGATAAGGTCGCAGGATAATCTCAGAGCAGGGATTAGTGCCGAATTCAAACGATGGGTCTCTTCTACCGTTCTTGCGTGCCACTCTTTGAGATGCGTCTCTACTGAAGATGCCTCTTTCGCCCGACTTCGATTCGTAGATTGCGAGCCACTCTGCCATAAACTGGCCAACGTCTGGCTTCTCGGTATACACTGCTGAATTGTTTGATAGAGCTCTTTGAACATTTGCTTCCCACCACTGTCCTGCTTTTGCGTGACGCATGCGGTCGTCAGAGAGATTAGATAAACTAATCATTGCGGATCGACGTACGCCTCCGACGACAACAACTTCGCCGATCTTACACATAATATCGTGACATTCTAGCGAAGTCAGTTTGCGACCATGTGCGTTTTTGAAAATACGAATAACAAACTTGAATAGATCATTCAATGGTTCTGGACCAGAAGAACGACCACCAAACACCTTTAGTGGTGCACCAGCAGGACGAAGATTAGTTAGATCCCACTTTGGAATTTCACCAGCATAAAGCAATGAGATAAGCATACGTAATCCCTTTGCCCAACCTTCCTTGCTATCACGAACTGTGATCATTGTATCACAATCATAAAGATGATCTGGAATTTCTGGTAGCTTATTTACATACTGACGTTCGACAGAGAAACCAACGCCTGTGCCATTCATAAGAATGCACATAGCTTCATCGAATGCTTTAGGATCGTCAATTGGTAGGTATGAACAGTTATAACCAGCAACATTATCACGATCAAGAGCCTTACCAGCAGTCATCAAACTACGCATACTTGGCATGACTTCCATATTATAAATGGCATCACGTAACTCTTTTTTAGTCTTATCGTCTATCTCGTAATTCTGTTTCTCTTTGATCTTATCAACCATAAAGTCAATGTATCTATCAACAGTTTCGTCCCAATGTTCTCTACGGTTCTTTTCCGGTAAGTATCTAGAATATCTAGACTTGTAAATGTACTGTTGATAAACATTCATATCTACCATTATTCGCTCCTGCTCTTACATGCGTTTACGTGTTTGTTAAAAGTATTCACACTAAACAAATTTCCACAATGAGGACAAGATTTCTTTATTTGTGAAGGATGTTTACCTTCAGCAAAAATCTTTTTCATCTTTTGTTCGTGCCATTCTTTATTCTGAAAATGATGGGTTCCTGCTGCTATCTTTTTATGCACTGGATTGTTATCGCCTAAAAGATTGTGCGTTCCCTCTTCAACTCTTTTCCTATTATATTTTGAAGAAAATCCCTCTTCTAGAAAAATGTGAGTTCCTTCTTCAATTCTTTTTATATTGCTTTTTCTTTGAACCTCGCCACCAAGAAAGGGATGAATTCCTTTTGCAACCTGATCTTCTACATTCTTTCTACCAAGTTCTGATAGTAATTCTGGTGGGACTTCCATACGTGCAATAATTCTCAAAGCTGCGCCATAATCTCCTTGATCATGATGGACTTTATAATGTTCTTTGATACTTAGAGCAATTAAATTTGATGGGTCGTTATTCTTACGGTTTCCGTCAATATGATGGATGTCATAGGTTCTCCCATCCTCATCTTTAGGAATAGGTCCAAAACGCTGTTCGTAAATACGACGATAAATAGTCATAGGCTGGCGCTCCCAATTAGCGTTAGAGTCCGTAGGAATTGGCGTTCCGTGACGGACATTAACACTATTTAGTTTGAGAGCGTTTTTATTCATTCTACTACCTCTTTGCCTACATCTGGACCAAAGTCCACTTCTTTGTTCTCTTTAGCCTTGTATATATATCTCTTCTTTTGTTCAACTGTCCATATAGGAGCGGCATATGGATTATGTTGATCAAAAAGTTCTAAGTATTCTTCTTCAGTTACTACACGGTGTGATAAGATGTTTTCACCAACATGTTCTTGTGCTACTTCATCAAATTCTGTTTCTCCACCAGTAGTAAAATACATAACATCTTCTACAGCATAATCTGCTGGTTGGTTATCTTCAAGTTCTACAGCGTATATATGCCGGAACATAGAAACGGTTTCAACGAGAACTATTTTACTCATGACCAAAACCTCCACCACCATGACTTAGGTTTTTCATCTGTTTCATATAGATCATCAAGGTTATCATAAAGAACTTTCTCAAATTCTTCGCCTAAACGCTCCATATGTTGCAAATGTATTGACTTTGGATACCAATACTCATTTAATGACGGGAAATGTTTTAGTATTTCTTCTTTGGCAGATTCAGCCACCAGGCGGTGTTCCTTCTGTGTGCCTTCTTCGGCTCTAACATCGATATAATGAATCCAAGAACGAAGCGTCCCTGCCATATATAGACGAGTAGAAGTTAGACCTTCTGATAATACTGATCTAGCAACTTCTTTAGCAATTCCATTTTTGATCGCCCATTCATACGATTCTTTCCCTACAAGGAAAGCGTCACGCTGAACATCTTCCCAATGTTCTTTCAACTTTTCATCATCCGTCTCAATACTATTCTGACGGTTCTTGGCGTCCTGTAGTCTTGCTTCTCTCGTTACAAACTGCATGTCCTTAGTAGGATCAGCATAACGCTGGCTAAACTCCTGAAAAGAGAATGAACGATGGCGAATGATCTGGTGTGAAATGTCTCGGGTTGTTGTAATATCCATGGTTATGGATACTTGTTCAAAAGGACTCCAATGGCGATTCCTGATAAGATACTTTAGAAGTTTCGGAGCAGTTTCGGTATTCATCTGATTTGATGGATTAGAAACTCTTGCTGTATAACAGATAAACTCTTCGGCAGTCATAGGGCGGATTTGTCCAAACAATTCATCGCTTGGCGGAAGTGTTATCGTTGGTTGTGTAATAGCAATAATTTTAGCGTCGTTCATCTTCTAACCTTTCAATCAATTCTTTGATCATATTCATCCATGCTTCTTTGTGTCCGAACTGATAGAATTTTTCATCATACCAGTTGCCACCGTTTAGTTTGTTAGCAGCCCATTTTGCAAGTTCTTCAATCTTAGCGTTGTTCATTTGTTACTCTTTCCATTATTAAACGATTCTTTTTCAACAATCCATAACTTCTTCTGCTCATAGTTATGATAATATTCTAGGACATGATCTATAGCAGCCAGAAACTCGACATCAACCCATTTCTCTCCACCTTCGTCCGGAAGAGGATCAGCATTGAGACGATACGCCTCCTTTAGAGAAGCAATGACAATAGCATCAGTTTGGTCATGGTCTAGTTCAATATTGTATTTCATTATCTTTCTCACCAGTTCTCTGTCACAAACTGTTTGTCCCAACAATGAGCATATCGATCATTGTGAAACACTAGAACTATCCCGTCATACATGAAGCAGTAGTTCATCACTCACCTTTTGGTTCTGGGAACATTTCTTTCGCTTGTTCGTAAGCCTTATCTACCAGATGATTTTTTTCTATAACATAGTTACTTGCTACATACCAAAGTTGTTTTTCAACAATGATCTTACCGTTCTTTATTAGCTTCTCAGGAATAGCCGAAGAACTGCAACTATGTCTCCAAGCGCTTTCTGCTTGGATAAGAATATCATACCAGTTGTATGATGGTGGAACGTTCTCTGCTCTACCATTCGAAAGAATAATCACATATACATCGTCAGTCATTTCTATCTCCTCCACGTTGACCTCCTCTATATTTGTCTGGCCATCAGAAAATATCCTTTACGTCTTTGAGACCCTCAAGGTATTCATCAAATATCTTTACCATATCTTCCTTAACCAACTCTCGGCACTTCTTTATGATAAGAAGATATTCATTTTGAACCTTATCATGCGAGAGTTCAACATAGTCCGTAGCAATGAAATTGACTAGTTGTTCATACTTACGAAGACGCTCGATTTCATCAGCGGCTTCTTCAGAAGTTTGCTGATCGTATCCATTGAAAAAGCATGGTTCACGCAGTCGCTTCACAATATCTTCACTCATTCCAAGAAACTCCCTATGTCTGGCGTTACCAAATCTAAACAAGGAACATAGAACTTCGCATACGTCTTATCTACATATCCTATAACTTTAGGTTCTATACCTCTTCTCCACCCGATCCACTCGTCTGCGGAAGTATTATAGTATATCGCTTTGTAAAAACAATCATTCATTTCGTTATTGAAATAGTATGTGTAATAGTATCCAGATCGGTTAGGTTTGGCATCAGGATACTTACTCCACGTATAGGTCATCAGTCTTTCGCCTTCATCCTCAAGAAAGTGGTGACAGCCTTTTCTTCACACGGTTCACTTATATATGATAGTATCGCACCATGCCTCATCATCAGACCATTGAATTTGCGATACTCTTCATAGAAATGCTCGTATTCATCTTTATGAACCCATTCCTCTGTGGTCTCTGAAAACATTCGGATACACCTATAATCTGTCAGGTCAAGTTTTTCGTTATTCTTAGCGAATGTTAACTCTGCCATATCCGAATCTTCACACTTTCGCCTTATCATAACATACTCCGATTCTGCTTTATTCTTGGTCATGTGTAGGCTCCTTTCCACTAAAAATATACACAATGCTTCGTCATTAGTCAAGAACCTCTAGAATACGCTGGCGCTTTTCTTCAAACTGTTGACAGGTCATCTGAAACAGTTTTTCAAGAGCATCTAGTTTAGATTGAGTTTCTGCTTGATTACGCAAGGCTTCGTCACGCTCTTTAGCCACATGCTTCAATGTAGCGTAATGGCCATTACGCTCTGAAATGGCGGCATCGAGGTCGGCTTCGGCTTTGTCAGCCCGCAAAGCATCGGGGCGACTACGCCACTCTACGACTTCCTTTGTCAGCATCTCACATCGCTCATTGGCTACGGCAAGGTCGGTACGGAGGCGGGTGATTTCGTCGGCAACTTTCTCAGACACGTAATGCCCCGTCTTGTCTATGTCTACGACGACTAGTCCATGTGGACCAAGGCGTTCCCGTAATTTTTCGACTTCCTCATTAGCGGCATCGAGGTCGGCACGAAGTTTCTTTACAAGTTTCTCTATTTGAACTACTGAGTCTGTAATCGATCCGTCATTAGGTGCTCCCATTAGTTCAGCATTGACTGAAATCAAATCAGTGTAATGCTTCTTAAACTCATTGGCTGCGGCGAGTTCGGCACGAAGCCGCAGATTTTCCTCATATACGCTTTCTCTTACTTGCTTCAATTGCTGCTGATGAATGTCATTCATCACTGTTCCCCCATAATCCAAACATATCCATCACTATTAAGATCAGAAATACACAGCCAAAAACAACATAACATTTGACAAACTGTTCTTCGCTCATTAATTGTCTCACAATTTAACTTTTATTCCCAAAAGTTCTTTTGCATGTTCAATTGCTTCTTCAATTGCTTCTAAGTATGCAAGCTTGCGTTCATCAGATTCTTTATTTTTAATAAGAGTTAAGACAAAAAGAATCTTCTTTAGCTTATTTGTTTCTTCATCGGTCATTTCTTATATTCCTTTGGATCACCCATCAATTCGTCATAAGTGTCATCAATAATTGGATCGAGTAAATCTGACTCTAACTGTTCATAAATGCTATCATACAAGTCTTCGCCTTCTGGAACATCAATAAGATACGTCTTCCATCCAGCAACTTTTACATCGACAAGATATTTTGTCATGGTACAATAACCTCATAGGTCTGATCAAAAATAGCAGGAGCGCAAGGATAAAACTCACCAGCAATTCCCTTAATAATATAATCTCCAACACGTGCTGTCATAATGCCTTCAAGTGTAAGAATTTTAATCTTTGTTGGTTCGAAATTATCATCACGAAGAATAAGTAAACCACCACACCAATCTGATAATACTCCAGCATTATCCTCTGTTAGTTGATGTGCTTCTACATCAACTGGCTTCTTACGAACTTTCATTATATATTCTCCATTGTTAAAAGTCAAGTTTTATAAATAAAGTGTAGGTCACGAGACTGCAATCTCTACCTACTCTACCGCTAAAGAGGAGCGACAGCATGAATATTTATTACGTATACGCCTACCTAAGATCATCAGATAATACTCCATATTACATTGGTAAGGGAAAAGATAAAAGAGCTTTCTCCAAACAACATGGTGTTTCTGTTCCAAAAGACAAATCCAAAATTGTATTCTTAGAGAGCAATTTAACAGAAATTGGCGCCTTAGCATTAGAACGCAGATATATCAGATGGTATGGCAGAAAAGATTTAAACAATGGTGTTCTCCATAATAAAACTGAAGGAGGAGATATGCCGCCTGTCAGATCCGGTCCTGTGGGTCCATATGGTCCGTATAGCATAGAAGATCGTATTAAAAAATACGCTTCTAGAAGAGGCAAAAATCCTGCTCACTCGCTTCGAATGAAAGGAAGACCTGCTTGGAACAAAGGCGTAAAAACTGGCCCTCGTGGTCCTATGTCCGAAGAACATAAAGCAAAAATCTCAGCATCAAAGAAATCTAAACTCTCTTCCACTGATTCAACCTTAATTGTGCCGGTAAATCACGATAGGTGTTAGTTTTGATAATATGTTCAATAAATTCAGAACTCATACCAGATAAAACCATATCGTTAATATCTTTTTGATCTAAATTATCGGGCCAAATACACACAGAGTAACCATTAAGAATAGCCTTTTCCATTTTCTTAACGGTCTCTTTAGAATATTTCTCGTTGTCGTAAACGATCGTTAATCTACTCTTATCAAAGTCTTTGATAGCACTAACGAGATCACCTCCAGCAGTAGCAATACTGTTAGGAACAAACATACTGTCAATCGGACCTTCAAGGACAGGAATAATTCTGTTACGATCAACAGTGTCCAAGCCATAAAGTTTAGGTATTGCTTCATTAAGAACAATTGTAATATATTTAAGTCCTGAAGCCCCCAACGTACGCCCTTGGTAGGCATGAACAGTTTTATTACTGTCAAGAAAAGGGATAAGAAGCCTTGTCTCATCTCGAGCCAGAGACTCAGCTGAAAACTTGTTGGCAACCAAATTATTAGTAAAACGCTTAAAATTAGGACATGCAAATAACTTGGCGTGATAGGCATTAGGTATCTTTCTTGCAACTACGAATTTCTTGATAGGATCAAAAGGCGAAAGCTGAGAAACTTTCTTCAATCCTTTTAATGGCCCGGAGGTCATATATACTGGCTTACGCATTTTCTCGACGAACTTCTCGTAATCGTCTTGTTCCGGCGTTTTCTTACCAGCCAACTTTTCTAACTGATACTCATTATATAGGTTGACATCCATCATCTTAATAAAGTTTGGAATGCCCAATGTCGCATTACAGTTGTGACAATGAAACAACATCTTACCTTCTTTATGATAGATGTATCCTCGAGCTTTATTTTGGTGTGTTTCTGAATCCCCGCAAATAGGACAGCGGAAATTGTATAGGTTTGGTCCCTTACGTTTAAATTTCTCTAATCGTGAAGAAACAATACCGATATACTTGTGGGATAACCAATCCATAATATCTCCATATCAAACCCTCATATATGATTATACCGGTATTTTTCAAAAAGGCAAATTAATTTTTTAGAAGAAGTTTGGCTACATCGCCCCAATTTGCGAGAACGAAAGCAGCGAGAGCAAATCCGCCGCCATATACCCACATCATTCTTTCTAGATCGTTCATCTTCTTAGAAAACTTATCAAAAGATTCATCTAGTTTTTCTATGATTTTTGCGTCTTCTTTTTCGATATGTTCATAAATCTTTTCTTCACGCTCGTCAAATTCATCTCTTCTTTTTTCTAGAATAATTTCTAGGCTATCGGTAATCTTTTCTTGTTGAGACAAACGTAATTCATGAACTGCTATCATTTTATTAAGATCAGCAGAAATGTCTGTTAGCTTAGAGATAGCATCTTCTAGTTTAGTTTGTTTCGCTTCTAGATTGTTGCAAGCCTTCTCATCCATTAGTTCTGATCTTTCCTTGTTTCTGCTCTACGTTCTCTTTTGAAAGCAGCCTTAAGACCAACAATGTCTCTTAGCTTTTTCTTTTGATGTAGGGCTGACATAGGGTTAAACTTTTTGTTTCCTCTATCAAAATCAATCAATGGACTATATGTCTGTATACCTGCACCTGGTCCGCCTGAACCCATGACATTGGCAGGTATAAGAGATTCTGTCTCTTTGAGGTTTGGAGGAGTTGCTTTTTGATTGAATACGCTAGGGTAGGTTGTGTTAAATTTTCTCATTATTCTTCCTGCTATAGCGTTGGCTTCATCTTCTCTAAACTGTTCACCTTTTTTGCCCATCTGTGTTTGCTTAACATGAATAAGCTCATGGGCAATTGTTCGCATTATATCACCAGGATGGCGGTCAGTTACACGAACAAATATTTCATTACCTTTAGAGTGTCCGAAAGCGGCTTTTGTATTTTGCGATTTACCAACAAAATGTATTTTTGGTAAGGTTGAAAGGCTTATTTCTTTTGCCGCAAATTTAACAAAGTCGTTTAATTGTTTTATAACAGATTGCATTAAACTTTCCTTAGTTTTGCGACAATAACTTCATCCATTTCAATTAGATCAGTTTCGATAATAGTTTCATCGTTTATATTATAAATCTTTTCTGGTAATATTTCTAATAATATTAAAAAAGGTTTTATATATTTCATTTGAGGTTTCATTCTCAAATATAATATTCTACATAAAACCTCTGGACCAAAACAATTATTAAGAACGATAATATGGTTTAATATCAATCGTTCTTTTAAATCGCCATATTCAGTATATCTAGTAATTAATTTTTTAATATACTTCAACCTATTTAAATCTTCAACAAAGTCTTCCGTGGAAGCGTATTTCACATTATCATAATGAGAAGCACAATATAGTAAAAAGTTTTTATCTGTCAGTTTTTCATTCATTACCAGAAACTAATTGCTACTCTTTTCCATGAGTTGTTAGCAACACACACATAGAAATAATCTGAGTCATAACGTATACTTCCAGGGTTTCCATTTGAAGTTGGAGACGCTGGCGCATTATTGCTTATTTGCAGATTGGCAGCGAAAATGTTGACATTTACCGTGCGTACGCTTGGCGTACCGGCAGGGTCTCGGAGGACTAAGACCCTGTCGGTTGGTGCAACATTAGCAGCTGTAGGTATCTGTGAAACCTTTACGCTGTTATCTGTCATTTATTAGGTTCCTGGGAAGAAGCTGTCGTCAGTTGAAGCATCGTTAGCTGTAGCGGCTGTACCGTAAGCAGCAGTCTGAGCGCCAAGAGATCCCATGGCTACTAGGTTTTCGTAATGAACACGACCAGCACGTCCTCCGGCAGTAACAACCATGTAAGTAGTAGTTGTATTGCCAGCAGCTGAACCACCAGTAGCATTAGTGATGAATAGGTTTGAAGTTGGGATAACTGGATTACCCTGACCAGTTCCAGTGAAACCGAAACCAGCAGTGTTAAGAGTTAGAACAACTGCACCACCAGTAGCATTTGTAGTCATGTTGAAAGTGGCGTTACCGCCAGCAACTGATGACTTAGCAACTAGAATGTCATTGTTGTTATAACCAACGCCAGTGTTTGCATAAACTGCAGAAACAGCTGGGCCAGTGCCTGCTCTACGTAGATTCCAACCAGCGTGAGCAACCTTTTCTGATGAAGTGTTAGCAACTTCTGGTGCAGAAACACCAAATACGCCAACAGCAGCACCTGAAAGAAATGCACTTGATGTTGCATTGTTAAACATATTTACATCAGTTGCTGCTCTTGAACCAGCAGATGTGTTACCGAAGTGAGCGTTTGCTCCACCACCAGCCTTTACTGCAGTATAAGTTCCGATTGGAGCGCCTGTTGATGTTTCGACAGTAGTGCTGCTATTAGCAGTAACTGACTGATCGTTTCTACCCCATTGTGCCATTTACTATTCCTCCTAAAAGAATTTTATTGTATTTATTCGTTATCTAAATTAGCCATATCTGAAAGATATTGCGATTTGGTATTGAAGAGTTTTTCTAAAGTTCCATCTTTCTTGACTTTATAGTGGTCAACAAAATTTGGATTATGATAAACTACTTCATCTTTTGGTATCTGTCTAAGGTCTTCCATTCTCATATACCAACCACCAGATCTTTTCTTAATAGGCTTTTCTCTGATGATGATATTGTTTGCGGATTCGATTCCCATTAGACTTTTAGTCCTTCTGCGCTGTCATGCATCTTATTAACTGCTGCCTGACGATCAGCTGGCTTTAGACCCTGAAGATGAGAAGTAATTTTTCTTCCCATTGCTGGTGTAATCTTTGACTTTGAACCATCATTGTGAGTAAAGTCAACAACGTTACCAGCAGCAGCACGTCCTGCCTCTACCTGAATATGCTTACGTGGATCACGTTCGGTTGTTTCAGGTGTTGGGTTTTTCTTTGGGCGACCTTCTTCGATCTGCTCAACTTCTTCTTTAACTTTTTTCTTTCCGCTTTCAGCTGTCACAGTAAGATCTTTCTGTGACATCTTTTCTGAAGTAGGGTTGGCCTCTGTAGTTTCTGGATCTACTGGTGCTACAGAGGCTTCAAGAAAAAAAGAGTTAATATGCTCTAGTTCTGCTTCTGAGAATAGAGTTTCTTCTTCCTTCACATTAATTCTTTTTGCCTTGACTGGCTTATCGCTAAGACCCCAATCTGATTCAAGATCAATATGATGAGTTTGGCCTTTGCCATCTTTTACTTTATAAGATGGACCTTTCATTCCCTTTGGATTACGATCTGAACTTGCATCAAAATCTTTGTGTCCAGGATCTGAACTTACAACAGAAACAGTCCCATGCTTTTCGTGCTTTAACATTGTTCCTGGTTTATGCATCTTAACTCTACCGCCAACATTTGAAGCGTAGAATGAATTTTCGTCAAGCTCAACTTCTTCTTTAGCGATTCTATTTTTAAATAGATCAGAAGTTGGATTTGGACCCTTTACAGTTGAAGCTGTGCCTGGATATGTCTTAGGAAGTGATGGATCTTCAGCTGGCTTTGTCTTTGTGATAGTCTTTGAAGCAGCAGTTACATCTGAATCCTTTGGATCAAGTGCGGCTTCTTCCATCTTGCCAGCTCTTTTAGCTGCAGCAAAACGTGAACCCCAAACTTCATTTTTTTCAGACTCAATTCTTTTGTCCCCATCCCAATCCTTCTTAGCTTTTTTAGCAGCTTCGAACATGTTTGCTGGGTTTTCATCCTGCAACTTTAAGAAGGCTGCGATTAGTGGATTTGTTTCTTCTGACATTTTTTTCTTCTTTCCGCCTGATTCGTATTCTGGAGTGCGATTTGTAGTTGGTACAGTAATATTTTTACCCTGAAGAGAATGAGTTGAACCATCTCTTGAATAAACTCCTGTTTCTCCGCCTGGTTTTCCAGTTATTCCTGTATCTCTTGCAGCATCACGTGCTGGGTCAGCAGCTGAACCACGCACTGTGCTTGGTAGAGTTTCTGGCTTTGCCTTATTGTCTTTTGAATAATCAATCTTAGCAGGATCTCTCCAAGTTGATTGTTTTGGAGCAGGAACTATGTTTGATTTAAATTCATCAGGTCTTTTTGGTGGAGTTGGCACGTTGCTTGTGTTATGTGGTTTATTGCCACTAGCGTGAGGCTTATTGTCAGCATACTTTAAAAGAATATCTTTTCCAGAGTGTGGATCACGGTAAGTTTTACCAGGTCCAAGTTGCTTCATTTTCTGAGCAAATGTTCTTTCAAATGGCGATAATTCATTGATCTCGTTTTCTTCTGACATTTTACTTTTCCCTTTTTTGGAATATCCACTTTCTGATTCTGCGCCCTTTGGGTCTAAAGCATTTGCTGTATTTTTTCTAACTCTATCTACGCTTGTTGAAACGGCTGAACCCCATTCCTTTGCGCCTTCGCCTGCTCTTGAAAGGTCGCCTCTTAATAGAGACCCAACAGTTTTACCTAGAGATTCTGGTGCTTTTGGAGCCTCAGCTGCTTTTGGTGTTTCTGTCTTTGGAGCTTCGGCTGTTTTTGGGGTGGTTGATGGCGTGGCTGCAGCCTTTGGTGCACCAACGTCAACCTTAAACTGCTTGCTCATTGGAACATAATCTTTTTTAGTAGCAGCAGCCTGATAAATTTTTTCTCCACCACCACGATCAAATTTGAACTGAGCTTTATTTGGATCTTGACCAGCTGTTTTCGCAAGTTCTCTGGCTTTAGCATATGCCTGATTAAATGACATTTTAGCAGCAGAGCTACCAGCTGGTGGAGTAGTTTGTTGTTTTGGAGCCTCAGCAGTTTTTGGTGTTTCTGCTTTTGGAGTCTCAGCTGCCTTTGGCTGACTTGGTTCTCTAACGCCAATAGTTTCGCCAGCTTTTCTCATTAAGTCAGCAGCTGTTTTAGCGCCAGGAACGTTATCTCCGATCCATTTACCAACATCACGACCTGTTTGTGTTTGAGTGGCCAAAGCGCCAAGTGCGCCAGAAGCCATTCCACCAAGAGCAGCACCACCAAGAGCAGCACTTCCACCCATAGAAGCAGCGGCACCGATACCACCAATTTTACCTAAAGTCTTTGCAGTTGTGCCTGCAGACTTTGTTAAATCTGAAACTGTAGCAGATTTTGGTTTCTGTGGAGCAGGACCAGGAAGATTCTGATTTTCTGCAGGAGGAATTTTAGTTCCTTCTTTATTAGCAATATAATCTTGTGCTTTGTTCTTAGGGGTGACAGCTTTTGTATTAACCTTTTTGCCACCAACTGTAATTTCTGGTGCAGCTTCATCCATTGAAGCGTACATCTCCGCAGCCTTTTTTGCTCTTTCTTCGTTTATTTTACGTTGAACTTCAGCGAGAGCTTCCTGGATTGTTTTTGGTTTGTCGGTCATCGGTTTCCTCTTAAGAAATTTCTATTATTTATTTTCGTAGTCTTTTGCAATCTTGTTGCCCTCGACATCTAGATTGACTCTTTTTTGATCTGGATTGATTATCAATACATTATCGCCATAATCATAAACTTTTGTTTTACCATCTTCTGTATCAATCTTCTTATCAGTCATTGCCTTTCTGGCTTCATCAATAACATTCTTGATAGTTGCCAGTCTTGAAGTCTTTTCTTTTGTTGACTTAGGATCAGCACTTTTTCTACCAACGTATTCAATTGACTTACGATCGCCCTTACGTGGCATATTTTCAATTTCTTTACGTTCGTTTTCTTCTTTCATAGAATGTTTTCTGTGCGATTTAGCGTGGCCACGACTCACATTTGGTCTATGTAAATGAGAAATAGTATAATCAAAATTATGAGGAACACCAGCCATTGGTATACCAGCTCTTTTTAAATCATCGTCTTCTTGACCCTTTTTATTTTGAGCGGGTTCTGGCGATGGTGCTGGAGAAGGTTCTGTTGATAAAGCTGGAGCCGTTTGTGGTAAAGGCGCTGGTTGAGCTTCTGGCGCCAACGCTGGAGCTGGTTGCGTTTTTGTTTTTGGCACCGGAGCAGTTTCAGGAGCAGGAGCCTTTTGTGGTGCTGGCGCAACTTCTGGAGCAGTTGATGGTTTTTGAGAAGGTTTTGTAGAAGGCTCTGGTTGTTGTCCAGGAGTTTTAATTGGTTTTTCAGAAGGTTTCTCAGTAGGCTTTTCTGAAGGTTTTACTGGACCTGGATCGTTATCTGGCTTTGGAGCAGGCATTGGCTCTTTACCAGGAGTTTTATCAGGAATATTTGGTTTTTCGGGCGCAATTGGTGCTGGCTCTGGTTCTGGCAATTTTCTTGCAGGTTCGCCCAATCTAGGTCTTAATCTAATATTTGGAACTCTGACCATAGGAACAGCTTGTTCTTCAACTCTATTGATACCAGCTCTTTCCTTAGCAATGTTTCTTTGACGTGAAGCGTTTTCAGGAGCCTGTGAATGACTACCTTCACCAGCTGGTGGCTTAATATGTGGAGTTGCTGTTCTAATTGATTTAAATTCTGTGCCTTGATACTTGTCTGTACCAACAACACCAACAGTTTCTTCTACTGGCTTGCTATCTTTAGCGCCATATGAAGATTCGTATTCTTTTGTAACAACTTTACGAATTGAGTGTTCAAGACTTTTCTTATCTGCCTTTACACCCTTACCTTCACGGATTTCTCTGATGATGTGTTCTAAACTTTTCATTTTTATGCCTTTATGAAAGATCTTAGCATCCAACCATGCTTCTGATGAGCAGTTAGACGGTCTTGTAGCATATTTGATACAGCGTAATGTTTATGCTTTTCGCAAAGTTCGTAAGCAGCAGTTATAGAAGCAATAACTCTTTCATTATCAGCGGCTAGTTTACTAATCATAACTAGACTGTCAGGAATATTATTTGCTTCTTCAATAGTTGTTAGCTCTAGAAATCTTTTCATAGAACCAGGAGAAAAGGCATCAAATGTTCTAATAGATTCGGCAATGACATCAACAGCGTCATTTACTTCTGAATACAATTCGCCAAAGAACTTATGGTATTCAGAGAAATGTGGACCTGTTACATTCCAATGATAACCCTGAACCTTTACGCTGAATACGTAAGTGTCTGCTAATGCAACCTTCAATGCGTCGTATGGTTCGATCTTACCAATCATGATTATTCCTCAGTCTCTTCGCAATTCCAGGCTCTTCTTGACCAATAATTAGCACTGGTTTTATCTGTTAGATTACCCTGACCTGAAGATCTTGCGCAATATGATTTCTTACGAGCAGGCTGATCTTTTTTGATAGACATGCTTTTGTCACCGAAGTTTACCTTCTGCGCCTTACCATCGCCATCAGGATC